AATGCTTTATACAGGAGACCGGAATCGATGTGCAACCGAACCTCTTTTGAAATCTTGTTGGACTTCGGCAGCGTGGCCGAGGAATTTCTGCTGGACTGCTATGATCTGTCCTCGCTCCACATGAATTCGGATGAACTGACCGCTGTCGGACTGCTCCGCAAACAGCCCATCGGAAAGAAAGTCCGCTGTCGGGACTGCGATTCCACCATTCCCGTGGTGGCACGGGAGAGGAAAACCGGAATCATCCTCTACGGTGACTGCCCCGAATGCGGGTTCTATGAACTTGAGCCGGAGGAGCAGGTCCTGTGGCGGATCGACTACACCCCACTGTTCGAAGCGGCCCGGAAATCCCTGGGCTGTTCGGGCGAGATTGCGGAAATCGTTCCGACCGCCCTCTGGAGTCTGGGCAGAGCGCCTATTGCCGGTCAGTCGCGGGAAATTTTTGCCTGCGCAGGGATCAACACATACCGCAATCCAGAGATCATGCCTCATATCCCCGATGGGAAAACACCCATCCTGCTGATCCTCGGTAATGCTCCGATCCCGGAAAAACTCGGATCGTTTTCTTCCGACCGGGTCTTCAATTTCTCCCATTTGGCGCGGTTGGAGAACAAGGAAATCGTTTTTGACAGTTCACACATCCGGAGTCTGATTGCAGCGCTCCCTGCGCTGGAACCCCCTCCAGCGAAGGCCCCTGGCAAGAACAGCAAGATCGGTGACCTTGCCGTCAAACTGAAACAGACCCTCCGGGAACATATGAAGGGAGTATATTCGGCAATGCTTCAGGCCGAGAGAAGCAATACGGATTATGTGTTTCCGGAACTCCGGCAAAGCGATTTGGCGAAGATGTATAATGTCCCGCGCGTATATATAAAACGCGCCATCGACAGTGATCTGGAGCTGCGCACCCTCCTTGAATCCGCCAACAATCGCGATTCCACAATGGCCTACGGGGCCAAAGCCCGCTTTTAAGCCCAATCTCACACCTCCATCCCCCGACACCCGGCTCCGGCCGGGCTTTTTTTTGCCCCGAAAGCTGTCGGATCGGGGTCCGTTACAAATCCTGTTACAGTTCCCTGGCGACTTGTAACAGCCCACCTGTAACGGCTTCCCCGCCGCCTTAACAGGGTCCGTTACAAATCCTGTTACAAGCCTGTTACAGTTCCCTGGCGACTTGTAACAGCCACCCGAAAAACACATCCAACCAACTGAAATCACGGCGGTTACAAATCCTGTTACAAGCCTGTTACAGTTCCCTGGCGACTTGTAACAGCCCACCTGTAACGGCTTCCCCGCCGCCTTAACAGGGTCCGTTACAAATCCTGTTACAAGCCTGTTACAGTTCCCTGGCGACTTGTAACAGCCACCCGAAAAGCACATCCAACCAACTGAAAATCACGGCGGTTACAAATCCTGTTACAAGCCTGTTACAGTTTCCCCGCGGCTTGTAACAGCCCCACTGTAACCATCTTCCTGTTACCGGGTCATACAGCCATTTTACCCCCGAAATCCCATCCCCCGACACACAGGGCTGTTACATTTGCCGTTATTTCGTGTAACAGACTGCTGAAATTTTGAATTTTTTAGTCTATGAATATCAACGATTTATAAAATCATATTCCGTTACAGTCGTTTTTTCGTGTAACAGCCGGGATTGGTCGAATCCAATGCAATGGTGCGGCGGATGCAAACCCCAGAGGATAAAAATGGGAAAGATCAATTTCGATGTTGTGTATGCGAACGCATACGTCCGTGAATCAGTGGAAGTCACAACCGAACAACTGGCCAGAAAATTTCCGGCACTGGCCTCCTGCCAGGACGATATCAGACAGGAGCTTTGGATCTATATCGCCAAAGCTGTCGATCAATATGATCCGGAACGCGGCGGTTCTCTTGAAACATTTTTCCGTAATGTGATTGAAAAACGAAGCTTCAATGTCCGGAGACACCTTATTGCCACAATTGGCAGCCCGGCATTTCAGAGCAGCATCGATACCGAGGTCAATTTCCCCGCCTGTTCAAGAAATGAAATCCGGCTGCTGGAATTGCGGATGGATCTGGCGGTTGTGATGGAACGGCTTACTCCGATCCAACGCCAAATCTGCCAGTGGATCATGGACGGAGTTGCTATGAAAGCAATCGCAAGACGGCTGAATATCCCGTATTCTTCTCTCTTTCATTTCTACATCGAGGACATTCGAAACGAGTTCCAAAGAGAAAAAATGGAAAAATATTTGGAAAATCTCTGATCGTTTGCAAAAACAGAGTGAATATACGGCTTGGAAAACGCAATCGCAAAAACAAAAGGCAAAGCACCATGAACACCAACTTCATCATTCACGAACCGGCGGGTGAATACCATGCCCGCAGCCGCAGCGGAGAATTTATGTCCAGCCATCTTTTGGCCGACTTCCGGGAATCCCCGGCTCTCTTCCGCAAAAAAATCACAGGCGAGATCGAACAGAAGGATTCTCCCGCCTTCATCCTAGGCCGCGCCGCCCACAGTCTGATCCTGGAAGGACGGACAGCCTTCGACCGCGACTTTGTGGTCACGGACGGCCCGGTCAACCCGAAGACCGGCGAACCCTACGGAACCAAGACCAAGGCTTACACCGACTGGCTGGCAACCCAGGAACGGGAGATCGTTTCCGGCAAGGACTACTCCTTCATCTTAAATCTTCAGAAGAGTGTCCACCTTCACGTTGCCGCGTCCGAACTGCTGGCCTCCGGCGAGGCCGAAGGTGTGGTTCGGGCCGAATACTGCGGCGTGCCGTGCCAGATCCGGATGGATTGGTTCTCGCCGGAGTCCGGGCTGGTCGATCTCAAGACCTGTGACAGCTTGAAGTGGTTCGAATCCGACTGCCGCCGCTACGGTTACATCTTCCAGTTGGCGTTCTACCGGGCCGTCATCCGGGTCGTGACCGGTGTCACCGTCCCGATCCACATCATCGCGGTGGAAAAGAACGAGCCTTTCGCCACTGGCGTTTGGCAGCTGTCCGGTGAGGTTCTCGACTTGGCCGAGCGGATCAACGAAGCCGCGCTGGAACGCTACAAGAAGTGCCTCTACACCGGCGACTGGCCCACCGGCTACGAAGACGTCCGCATCATTGATTCCCTCTGAAACTCAAGACAAAACCATAATATAAGGAAAAATTACCATGAAGAAAGTTTTTGCGAAACTCGTTGAAGTCACCCCCGATATGGCAGCGGAAATGCTGGAAAAGAACACCATGAACCGCAACATCAGTCAGATCACCATGAAGCGATATGCGATGGCGATGCAGTCCGGAGAATGGCAGCAGAACGGCCAGACCATCACCATTGCCGAAGACGGAACCGTGCTGGACGGACAGCACCGTCTCTGGGCGGTCATCGAATCGGGAATGACAATCACTTTTCTGATTGTCTTCAACGTCAGCAAGGATGCCATTGCCACCATTGACAGCGGAATTTCCCGGACTTTCCGGCACGTGCTCCAGATCAAAGGTTCCAAGCATGCGGCCACAGCCGCATCCCTCACGAAACTTGCCTGGATTTACGATAACTTTGATGCGGAAATGTCGGACAGTTCGGCGAAAATCGCGGTCCGGAATCCCGTGCTGGAAGCATATTACGATGAGAACACGGCTCTGCTCGAACAGGCCGCGACCATCGCCGACACAGGGTGTCACCATTTCACGAAATCCCACATGGCGTTCTGCATCTATCTGTTCCTGCGGAAAAATCCGGGCCGGGCGGAGACCTTCGCCGGGATGCTGAAGACCGGGCAGAATCTCTATACCGGTCATCCCATCATGACGCTGAGGACGAAGCTGATCGACAATCTGATGAGCAAGCACAAACTGACCGTCCGTGAAACCGTGGCGTTCTACACCAAGGCATGGAATGCATTTCTCAAGGGAAAAGATATCTCCGTCTTCCGCTGGAACAACACCGAAAAACTCCCGGAGGTGAAGTGATGGAACAGAAAATTTCCATGATGGACACGCTGACGATCCGGACTGCCACGCCTTTCAAGAATCTTTTTCCGATCAGGGAAAATCTTCTGGATGAGATCGCCGCTGATATGAAGGCAAACGGATATGACTTTGCCCATCCGATCATCATTTGGGCGGGACATAAGGTCACGGTAGTCGACGGACATACCCGGCTGGCCGCCGCGTTGAAAATCGGGCTGACCAAGGTCCCCATTACCCTGAAAGAGTTCGAGAGCGAAGAAGAAGCGCTGCAATATGCCATCAAGTCCCAGAGCCATCGGCGTAATCTGACTGATGCGGAACTCCTGGCTTGCATATCGGAACTGGATAAACGCAAGCGCGTCGGCCGCCCGGAAAAAACTCCCTCACGTGAGGGAATTTCCGGGGAGAGTGCGGAGAATACGGCAAAGCTGCTGAACATTTCCCGTGCGAAAGTGGAACGTCTCCGCACGGTCAAAGATCACGGTTCCGACAAGACCAAGGCCGCGGTTGCATCAGGCAAAATGACGATCAACAAAGCCTACAATGAAACGATGAAACAACGCCGTGCCAAGGAACATTCCGTTCGGGAAGTCAAACCCGAAGATGTGAAAAAGGAGAGACTGAAGGCGATTGAGGAAAGCATCGTCAAAATGGTCGCCGCGAGGATTGAGCGGGAAATACAGGAATATCCGGAGATCAGGTATAGCGAGCAGGAACGCCAGGAGCTGATTGAGGGATGCCTTTCCGCAATAACTGCCGCGTTGGAAAATCTTCCGCGGGAAACAACTGAAAACGAAACGTGCTGACAAAGGAGAAACATACTATGGGAATGCTTGAAACGATCCAATCCGGCCGCGAGAACCGGCCGCCGCGCATCATGATTTACGGCAGCGAGGGAGTCGGGAAATCGACCTTCGGAGCCTCTGCGCCAAAACCAATCTTCGTCCAGACAGAGGACGGTCTCGGGGAGCTCGACTGCAGCAAGTTCCCGCTGGCACACTCTCTTGCCGAAGTGCTGGCGCAGCTGACCGCGCTCAGGGACGAACAGCACGGCTACCAAACTGTGGTCGTGGATTCAGCCGACTGGCTGGAACGCCTGATCTTCGACGAAGTATGCCGGGAATACGGCGTCCGTTCCATCGAGAAAGCCGATGGTGGTTACGGCAAAGGGTATGTCCATGCGCTCACCCACTGGCGCAAGGTCATCTCTCTGCTTCAGGAACTCCGCGACAAGCGCGGAATGATGGTGATTCTGGTCGCCCACGCCAAGGTGGAACGGTTCGAAGATCCGGAGAACGCCGCCTATGATCGGTACACGCCGAGGCTTCACAAGCACGCGGCCAGCCTCATCGCCGAATGGGTCGATGCCGTCCTGTTCGCCAACAAGAAGTTCCGCGTCACCAAGGATTCCGGCGACCGGGCGATTGCCGCCCCCATCGGCGCGGATGGCGGCGAACGCATCATCCGCACGGTCGGAAGCCCGGCCTGCATCGCAAAGAACCGTTACGGCCTGCCGGGGGAGATTCCCCTGTCGTGGACCGCTTTTATTAATGCATACCAGAAAACTTTGGAGGAAAATCATGGCAATGTGCAGTGAGAAATGTGAAATCTATTCGCGTGTTTGCGGATACTTCCGGCCGGTCAGCAACTGGAACAAGGGGAAACAGGCGGAATTCAAGGACCGCAAGATGTTTGAGGTGGGGAAATGTCCGAAAAAATAATCACGGCAAACCGGCCGCTGACCTGCGATCTGTGCGGACACCGCATCCCGCAGGGCAGCAAATGCCGCCTGATCCGTGACGATTTCCTGCCGTTCCTGACCTACTTTGAACACCTCAACTGTCCGTCCGGTCCGGCAATCGTCCGCCCGAACTACACTCCGAACAAACCCGTCAACAGCAACCGTCAGCCGCTGCCCGCGCTGGCGTAACCAAGGAGAAAACACATCATGGCTACCATCAATTTCAACGCAAACGAAGTCGAACCGTCTGTCGGATTCGAGGCGATCCCGGCA